AACGACAAAACAGAACTAGTGACGTCAACGCTAGACGGGGCGTATCGAATCAGTGACCAGTTAATTTTGGTCATTACATGGCCCTAGTGTTTACGGGCACTGGGCCTGACTGGCGTACATACTGCTGTAGTGCTCGCACAATGCTGTTGGGGTCGCCACCGTTTACATTGACAGTGATACCGCCACCGCCACCTAAACCAAACTGACCCATTTTGGATAATGGGATAACTGCTTCAGGGCCACGGCCTTCACCGATCATTGCCAATGTGGGGCTGGTAACTATGCCACCTTCGGCAAGCATGGGAATGTCTGGCACATCGAATCCTTTGCCACCGATACCAGGCACCCAACTGGGGACACTAAAAGACAGTTTGCCTATGGTGTTGTTCCATAAGCCTGCTACAGCCCTAAACGCTGCTTTGAACGGTGCTGTGATGACGTCAGCAACAAACCCCATGGTGGCTCTGATTCCAGAGTAGATCAGGCTAAAGATGTTCATAATGTCATCTTTGAACTTGACCACAAACGCAATGGCTAAACCAAACGGGCCAGTAATGATTGCGAGCAGTAACGGCCAGTTGTCCTTAGCCCAATTGAACACCGTTTTAATTGCGCCCCACAATTTGCTAAACCCTGTTGATATTAAGTCAACGGCTTTTCCGAAAATGTCAAATTTGACTTGTAAAGCAACAAGTATGGCAATGACAGCAACAATGGCGGCGCCAATCAAAAAGATTGGGTTTGCCAACATGATGGCGTTAAAAGCGGCTTGTATTGCGGCAAACGCTTTTGTTGTTGCGGCCCACGCTGTTGTTGCCGCATTGACAGCAATAATGGCCACAGCCAAACCGCCGATAACAGCGCCCAAAGTGACAACCAGCGTTGTGTTGTTAGTTACGAAATCGGCAACCGATTTGAACGCTGGTAATAGTTTGTCAACTATTGGGAATACTGCGGCGCCTACTGACTCTTTAAATTCCCCCATTTGAATGGAAAACGATTTCATTTTGCCTGAAGCGGTATTGGCTGAAGTTGAAGCGGCACCCTTAAAAGTGTCACCCAATGCGGCAAACACTTCATCAGTTGTAGCACCGTTTTCAATCAAACCAGCCAGGGCAGGGTCAAGTTTCTTTAGTGGCCCGAGTTGCCCATTAAATGCCTTTGACAGGGCGTCGGATACTGCGCCTAAGTCTTTGCCTGTACCGGCAGAAATGTCTAGTGCCAGGTTCATTAAGTCTTGTGCTTTGGTGACGTCACCAGTACCACGCACCAACTTGTCAAACGCTGGCCGTAACTCATCGTCGGCAACAGCAGCTGCAATTGAGGTTTTAGTTATGAACGATTCGACACTGGCAATTTGTGCGTCAGTGGCACCCGTGGTGTTTCGTAGGCTGGTGGCAAGTAGTTGTGCGGCCTTGTCGTCTTCCATGAACGCTTTAACGGCGTCTACAGCAACAATGCCCAAACCAGCGATAGCGGCGGCGGCAGGTACGGCGGCTTTCTTGATTGCAAACTGGGCTTTTTCGCCTGTGGTTTCTAACTTCTGAAATTCCCTAATGGCTTTGTCAATGCCTTTTGAATCAAAGTCGCTAATTACGGGTATTGAAATAGCCATCAGACAACCTTCAAATTCTTGTTTGTTTCCAGCATGAGTTCGTTGACTACCTTTTCAACTTCGGCAACAAACTGTGCTTGTTTCATTTCAAATTCAGGCCAGATAACACGGCTGGCACTACGCCCAAATTTGGTATCAAACGCCATACCTAAAGCGTTGGTGTTGGCACGGCCTGCAATGTCAAAGATTGCGGCGCCTGGGTTCTTTTGGTAAATGCTTAGAGCTGCACCACGGCGCCCAGTGTTGACACGGACACCTACGCCACGTTTGGCTTTAGCGGCGTCTAATGGGAACAGTGCTCTGCCGTTCTGCGACCAGTTGCGCAAGGTGCCACTAGGAAACCGTGAGTTGTCGTACTGGCTTTTCATGGCGTCAGTAACGGGTTTACCAATTTCTTTGACATTGGCAGTAAACAGTTTTTTGTAGCCAGGCTCACATTTGTTGAGGTGTCGAATGGCTTCCTTGACACCATCAACCTGGATTGAAGTTGTCAAGCCTGTCATGTCATTTTCTGCTTTCGTTGATGACCTTAATGACTGTCGTTAAGTCGTTAATGTCAAACTCTACTTCAGGTGGCCAGTACCCTGTCGCCGCCAGCAGTTGTGCTAAAGCGAATCGGTAGGTACTGGCAAAGTAGGGCGGTCAGGTTCGTCGCTGACTACTTCAAGCACCACCAGTTTCTTGATGAAGTCATCTAACACCACCGGCACGACAACGCCGTGTTGTTGGCATGCCTGGTGGGCTAGATACGCCAGGTCTTCAATACCAATGCCGTTAGACATGTCTGAAGCCTTACGCTTGAATTTGCGTTCCCACGAAACAATGGTGAAAAGGTTGGTGCTTACTTCGACTGGGCCTTCGCCCTGATCGACTCTAAGTGTTAGTTGCATGTCGGGCCTTTGCTGTTGTGGTTGCTAGATCAGGAAACAACGGTGGTGAGAACCCCACCCTTAAAAGTGATTGAAATGGTGCTGAGTTCGCCCATGGTTGCGTTGATGACAGGAAGCGCTTCAAGGTAGCAACCGACTAATTCGAATCGGGGTTCTGTGGGGCTGGCCGTGGTCAAACCTGCGACAGTGTTTGAAACCTTCACTGTGGTGGTGGTGCCAACAAGAGCTGCAAGAGTTGCGTAGGTTTCGGTGGCCGCATAGGACATGTACAAGTCCAAAGTAATTTCTTGATTGAAAAGACCAGCAACATACACACGGCTGGTGCCACCAAAGGCGGTTGCTTCTAAGGCTTCGGCTGTGTTGGTCACGGTGGCGCTGGTGCACTGATCGGTCAACGAAACGCTGTTGACCATTACGCCTGGGTTTGAAAGGTATGTCGAAGTTGCCATGGGTTAATCCTTCTTTGTGTGTGCTTTAGTTTTAGCAGATTTTGGGGCTGGGCTGTCGCTAGGCACTTCATCAGATTTGATGAAACCGTGCGCCAGTAACGCTTCAATGTTTGTACCGGCACCAGGCACAAACTCTGCGCCTACTGTCCCGATCTTGTCGCTAACAATTGTGTACTTCATGGGTCAACCTGTCTGTGCTTGTACGTCAATGGATAAGTCATAAGCGGCAAAAGTCTGGCCACCAATCGGCACATAACCTGGGCGCCCAGATTTCACGGCGACATTCTTTGCTAGCACCTGCGCACACATGCTTAAAACGTTGCGTAAGCCGTCAAGATTGCCTGGCCCTAGTGTTACTACTTTTACCGAAAAATTCATCGTGACGATGTTGTAGTTAAAGGCGTCAAAACTGGGTGCGTCAATGAACACGCAAGGTGGGTTGATCTTCTCAGGGTCAAACACCACACGCATGCCAGTGATCGTTGCCAGAGTTGCCGCAAGGTCATCTATGGCTTCATTGAACAGGTCGGTGTAAACAGTCATCAGGCAACCGCAGGCCGTGGGATACCGGCTAACTGTTTGATTAACGGCGACAGGCCCGAGACTGTTGCGGTACCCATATCTGAAAAACTACTGAACTGGTCAATAGCACCGCGCTGTCGATATATGGAACCGCCCATCATGATCGTTGCAAGTTCGACATCGCCACTGGGAACTGTGGTTAAAGAATCGGTGTAGCCAGATTCCTGCCTGCGTCTAAAAATAAAATTGGAAGCCGCTGTAGCGCATTGTGCAAGAAATGCTGTTTCGTCTACGCCAGCCAATGCAATACCTAGCCAGGTGCCAATCTGAGTTCCCGTAATCCATGTGCAGGTTTCGGTAAAAGTCAGGGTGCCTGGTGGGATTGCGGCGCTACGGCTTAGATCGTCATCGGCGTCATAAAACAACACCTGATTTTCAATCGGGATTGCGTAGTCAAATGTGAGATCACCGCTACTGGTAACACCAGTAAACAAGTATGGGGGCAAGTCGTAAACGGTGTGTGTGCCGTTCAGGCCGTGACCTAAACCTGCAAGTGTGAACGATTGACCCAAACCCAGTTCGGGTTCCGTCAGCGTTTGAACAACTGCGTAGTTGTCCAAACGCTGATGGAAAATAACTTGATAAACAGCCATGGGCGGCTAACCGCCTTTCGACTAAGCCTGGGTGATCTTGCGAATCATGCTTGAGTTAGCAGCAAAGGTTGCGGCGTAACCGAACATTGACATGGTGCGTGAAATGGTGCTGGGGTTCTCAACCGAAAGCAGGCCACGGTCTTGGCGGTAAATTTCGTATGCGTTGCTGTTGAAAATGACCATTGTCTTTGCGGCGAAGTTGTTGTCAACAACGATTTGCAAGCCAAGTGGGTTGGCGTTTTGGAAAGCGTTAATGCCACCGTTACCGATTGCGTTAAACGCATTGAGGCCACCGCCCGTGTAACCAAAAATCGGGCGCTTCTGGTCGTCGGTGAGCTGCATCATCAAGCCCCAGGTGGCTGGGTCGACAGCGATATGGGTTGGCAAGAAGTTGGTGGCGGCAACTGTGGTGACTGCACAGTCGTAGATTGACTTCAGCAAGTCGGCGACGGTCAAGTCCCAAACGCCGTCTGAAGTAGCGGCGGTGACAAGGTTGTCGCATGCGAAATTGTCGATTGCTCGCAAGTACTGACCGGCAAGGTCTTGCATAATCACGGCCATAGCGGCAGGATCGGTGAAGTCAACCGTCTGGTATGACAAGGTGGTGGCACCTGCAAAACTTTTTTTGGTGACGGTGTTGGCGGCAATCACGCTGGTGGTTGCTGACACTGCGTCAAGTTGTGCGGCCTGTTCCGTTACGGTGGGGTGAGTTGTCCAGGTCGGGCGAATGAACGTTGAACCTGTTCCACCGCCAGGCATCGCCCTTGTCCCAACGGCTGTCAACAGGGGGCTGATGTAGTTAATATCCGCAAAAACTGGGCCCAACAGCGGAAGGGGCACGATGCCTCCCACATTGCTCGACACAACGTCACCAGCTGCGGCTTCAATTGGCGACTTGTGAAAGGCACGGTATTCTTCCCAAACCTTGTTGGCGTTAGCGGCTTCAATTCCACCTTTGTGGATTGCGGCCATAAATTCAAAGGCGCTGGGCAGGCGTGGTTCACGCTTTGCCTGGGCAAAGATTGGGGCCGTTGGGATTACGGTTTCTTCAACAACTGCAGGGCTAATTTCCATTTTTGGTTCTTCCTTTGGTGTTTCGACTTGTGGCGCTTCCGCCGCTACTTGACTGATCGTAGCACCAGCAAAAGCAGGCGTGGGGACTAGTGATAGTTCAACCCAGTCAGCTGCCAAAATTGTCATGTTGCCTTCATCGTCGTACTTAAATTCTGTTGGGTTGACACCAACTGAAACGCTGTCAATAACACCGTCACTGGCAAGCACTAGGGCTTCGTCACCGGCACGGGTATTGGAAACTTTGGCTGTGAAATACATGGCTTCAGGGCTGTCAACACGTTCGGCAACCAAACCAACGGGCTGGGTGCTGTCGTGGTACATGTACAAGCGTGGGGCTTTACCGTCAACGGGCAAACTGCCTGGTGCGAATTGCACGGTGGTGCCATCGCTGACAGTTGCAAAAGTGTTGTATGGCACTGCAATGCCAGTGATTGTTCGGCGTTCTTCACCGTCTGGGCCTGCAGCTTCTAAAGCAAATGTGTTTGAAGTAAATCGAATCATGCCAATTCTTCCTGTGTGTTTTCTTGTGGTTCTGGTGTTTCAGTCATGGGTTGCATGACTGCGTACTCTTCTTTTTCTGTTTCTAAAAAGTCGTCGGTATCCCAACAAACATAGGTGCCACGGGGCAACTGCTGTGACAATGCGGCCACGATTGCTTCGGCGTACATTGACAGGCCAAAAGTCCACAAGTCAGATTTAGCGCCAGCACTGTTTGTGTAGGCGTAACTACCTGTTGAAATACCCAACAAATACGGGGGTACATTGCACAAATTTGCGATCTCGCGACTTTGGTAATTGGCGGCGTCGATCAACAACATTTTGTCGGGTGTTGCGTTTGTTTCTGTATACGTCAAAAATTCGTTTAGTGCAGCTGTCTGATTGGTTGCCCGTGCCTGGTTAAACGCTTCGGCCAGTGCGGCAAGTTCGGTTGCTGACAGAGGCTCGCCGCCAGTTTGTTTAAGGACGCCGGCAGGAATGGCCGATGAACTATTCCTGTACCTGGCTTCTTCAAGTTTCAACGATGTTGCAATGGTTTGCTCTGACATGTAGATCATGCCTTGTGTTGGGCTGAAGATTTGCACAACATCTTTGGGGTCAATGGCGCCACCGTTGAAATAGATTTCTTTGCTTTTACCGAACCACACGGGTGGGTTGGCGTCGGGCGTCGTAATACTGCCTTGGGGCAAACGGGTGGCGCTGGCCATGTAGCCGTCTTTTGTTCGACTTGTGATGTAAAGGTAGCAACGACCAAAGAAAAAAAGATCGTCAAAAATCCATGGAAACAGAAAGTTGTTTGGCATTTCGGGGTCTAGTTGGCGTAACCAGGAACGGGGGGCCAACGGCACTTCTTCCATTTCGCCTTCGGTTTCGTTCCATGTTTCCGTGTACATCTTCAACTTCATGCTGGCCAGCACTGAAGCCATCAGGTCACGGCTTCGACTAATAGCGGCAACAGACATGGCACGGTTGCGCATGACACCAGCCTGGTAACTCCACCAGTCACCGATCAGGTTTGGGCCTGCGACTTGCGACGAATAGTAAGCACCACCAACTGCAGCTGCTTGCACGGTTGGTTCAGGCTGGGGCGAAATCTGCGCTTTGTTTACTTTGCTACTTGTAAATAGTCCCATGGTGTTTTCCTATCGGGGGTGTCCCTGCCCTGCCCGACGCAGGACAGGGACTAGACAAACATTAGCGTGGCAACGGTTCACGGTGTCCTAGACACAGCAAACATGGGTTTGCCAACCACCTTTGGCCGTGACGATTCAGCAATAGCCCACGCCATGCACCGGCACAGTTCAATTGGGCCAGGCGATTTCTGAGAACTAAGAACGACACCGCCACCAGTTTTAGTAAGCACTGCCCTGTTGACATGTTCAGCCAAAGCCAGTTCGCCACGGTGCCGAACTTTGCCTTCAACAATCATCTTTTGAATCAAGCCATGATTCAGTTCAGAGAAACCGCTATCAGTGAGATAGATACCGGCACAACTGGCAGTTTGTATTTCGCCGAATACAGCATGAAACCAGGCAGTGACCCCCGACTAGAAACCAACTGGATAATGGCGAACCCAGCGATGGGTCAGACAGTGACCGTTGAGGCG